CGGGCAACTTCATCGACATCCAGAAGGCCGCGATGCAGGGCGGGAAGATCAGCGACAACCCGATCTTCACCGGCGCTTCGTTCATGTACAACAACGTGATTGTGCATGAGGCGGTGCGTGCTCCCCTCGTCCCGGGCCAGACCGTCTACTATCGCAACGTCTTCTGCGGCGCGCAGGCGGCGGTCCTGGGCTTCGGCAAGAACGGCGGATCCGGTGACGGCCCGGCGGACTGGATCGAAGAGATGTTCGACTACAAGAACCAGCTCGGCGTTGCCGGCGGCATGGTGTTCGGCTTGAAGAAGACGATCTTCAACTCGAAGGACTTTGCCACGGTGGTCTGCTCCAGCTACGCCCCCGCTGTGTAACGAGGTGAATCCATGGCAACGCTAACTTCGACCTTCTTCGCCAACACTCCGAAGGCGGTTCACACTGGGGTCAATGTCATCCGCATTGACTACCAGCAGACGGCTTCGGTCTCGGCGGGTGATATCATCTTCCTTGCCAAGCTGCCGAACGGTGCCCGCTGCTACGACCTGGTTGAGGAGCATTCGACTGGTGCCGCTACCTGCACCATCGACCTCGGCCTGGCCAAGGGCACGGCGTCCGGTGGCGGTGTCTCGATCTCCGCCTTCTGCTCGGGCGTGTCGGCCGCGACCCAGAACCGCCGCACGGTTCGGGGCATTCCTCCGCTGGTCTCGACCTCGGACAATGACCCGGACAAGTACGGCATCCTGGCCGCCAAGATCGCGACGATCAGCTCGGCGACCTCGGGCTTGGTGATGAGCCTGCAGTTCGCCTACACGGTGGACGACGCGCTGGTCTAAGTAAGACCACAAGGAAAGGGCGGGGAAAGTATCCCCGCCCTTTTGCTTTGCGCCTCATGGGTGGCAGTCGGCCTCGCCCAACCAGTAGCGACGAACTGCTGCGTGGTACTTTTGCTCGGCGGCTAACCGCATAGCCATCTTGTGCTGGCGTCGCTGCTTCCGTTTAGCGTTAGCCCGCCGCGTTCGGTTCTTGGTGCGGTGCCGTTTCGGGTGCGTCCGTTCGCATCGGTTGTCCAGAAGGAACTGTCGCTCGTAAATCGAATTGCCGTTCCCGTCGAAGGTCCGGGTAGACATCGTAGACCGCCTCGCAAAGTTGATCGCGCAAAACCGCTATGGTGTCGTTTCTCTCTTGCCTGGAAAGGCCCTCGACTTTTTGGGCGTCCCAAAGCAGGACCAACGACACGGCTGTTTCGACGATCTTCTCTTTTCCCAGGGCGGTGTAGGCAGTGGCAAAAAGTTTTGCGTAGTCAGCTTGTGTAGTGGCACCGCCAGTGCAAGTGGCGACGCCATGCCGGCGGCAGCAGAATGAGCAAACAGGGTTTTGTTCATACATGAACGTATCCTAGCACATTGCAATCCATGTCACACTGTGGCAAGTTTGCCGCGTGTGTCTAGCTGTCTCCCATTAAACTGGCCGGTCCTCGCAAGGGGATCGGCCATTTTCTTTAACGGATTCAATGTTTAAGAACATCTACGACGAAGCTGTTAACTATCTTCAGCGCGGTCACTACCCCATCGCGAAAGAAAAATTCCTGCAGTTGCTCGACCAGCATCCAGGCAACCACAAGCTGATGTACTACATGGGGACCATCTCCCAGGCCGAGGGCCATCATGGACTGGCGGTGGTGCTCCTGACGGCCTCCTGTACCATCCGGGCGGACTTCCACGCCCTGGTAAACCTGGGCGGGGCGTATCGGTCCCTGATGATGCTAAAGGAGGCGGAGGCTTGCTGGCGGCAGGCCCTCTCCGCCCCCGACCCCAAGGAATGGCAGTACGAGCGGGAGAAGCTGGAGGAGATGGCCAACCTCTGGGCGAATATCGCCGGCCTGTATGTAAACGTCGGCGACCCGCAGAAATGCGTGGATGCGGCGAAAAAGGCCCTGACCTTTGACGAGAACTGCGACGCGGCCCATGCCAACCTAGCTTTAGGATACCTGGAGCTGGGCAACTGGAAGGACGGCTTCGCGCAGTACGAAACCCTCCTTCGCCCCGGTACTCGGCGAATCAAGGACTACGGCGTGCCCCTGTGGGACGGGAAGCCCACGGATACCCTGATTATCTGCGGCGAGCAGGGGATCGGGGACGAGATTATGTTCGCTTCGATCCTGGGGGACGTGCAGGCCAAGAAGCTGGTCATCGACTGCCACCCCCGGAACGAAAAGCTGTTCCGCCGGTCGTTCCCCAAGGCCGATATCTTTCCCACCCGCAAGAATCCCGACGGTTCGTTCGCCAAGAACTACCCCGGGGCTAAATGCACGCTGATTGGCTCGCTGGGCCACTTCTACCGCGCCAAGGGCCACTTCCCCCGTACACCCTACCTTGACGCACCAGCGGCCAAGCCTGGGGGAACTGGACGCCTTCGGGTGGGCATCGCGTGGTCCGGTGGCACCCTGAAAACCAATTCGGCGGATCGCTCCCTCTCGCTGGACCAGATCAAGCCCATCCTGGAGGTGGCTGGAATTGACTGGTTCTCGGTCCAGTACCAGGACTCCGCCCCGCTGGAGATCTGCGACTTCCACGAAAAGACCGGGATCAGGATCGATCACTTCCCGGGCTGGGTTCAGGCGTTCGACTATGACAAAACCGCCCAGTTCGTCAAAGGCTTGGACCTGCTGATTACCCCCTGCACCTCAATCGTCCACCTGGCCGGCGCTCTGGGGGTGGAGAATTGGTGTCTGACGCCTAAGAGGGTTGCCTGGAGGTACGGGGTTACCGGGGACATGCCGTGGTACGGGTCGACCAAGCTCTACCGCCAGGAGGTGGACGGGGAGTGGGAATCGGTCATTAAGCGGGTGGCAGAAGACCTCTGGACCCTGGACGACGTTCGCAATTCAGTCATCCACCGCGCCAAGGGGTGAGTGTGGTATTTTTATCACACTGCTGGTAAAGTAACGCACCTCAACAAGGGTGCAGCATGGACGATATTCTCCGCATCTATATCGGCTGGGACGCTCGGGAAGACGAGGCCTATCAAGTCTGTAAGGCCTCGATTGTGCGCCGCTCAACCCAGGCCGTCCACATTACGCCGATCAAGCTATCCGAGATGTACGGTCTGGGGATCTACACCCGGGCGTGGACGAAAGACGAGAACGGCCAGCGGTACGACTCGCGGGATAAGAAGCCCTTCTCCACCGACTTCAGCTTCTCTCGCTTCCTGGTCCCGCATCTCCAGAACTACCGGGGCTATGCCCTGTTCGTTGACTGCGACTTCCTGTTTAACGCCGACATTGCCAAGCTCTTCGCCCTGATGGACCCGACCAAGGCCGTCATGTGCGTGAAGCACGAGCACAAGCCCACCGAAACCCAGAAAATGGAAGGCCAGATTCAGACGCTCTACCGGCGTAAGAACTGGTCGTCCCTGATCCTGTGGAACTGCGCCCACCCCGCCCATCGCGAACTCACCTGGCGAGCAGTGTCGGAGAAGCCCGGCTCCTGGCTGCACGGGTTCGAGTGGCTGAAGGACGAGGATATCGGCCCGCTTCCGGTCGAGTGGAACTGGCTGGAAGGCTGGTCGCCCCCGTCGATTGAACCGAAGGGCATCCACATGACGAGAGGAGGACCGTGGTTGCCGGGCTGGCAGAACGTGTCCTTCGCCAATGAGTGGCGCACCGAGCGCCGGGTTGCATACGACTCCCACGACGAAGCGGGAGCCAGGATCATCAACGTGAAGTGAGGTGCTATGATTCTCGACCTTTTGTTCGCAGTCATTGTCGCCGTTCCTCTCTGTCTCGCGATGAGTTTCGCGGTCGGGTATCTCGGCTGCGCTTCCGGCTTCTGGACGTGGACCCGCCGCCGGCTTAGCTGCGTCGATTATGACGACCTCACGCCGTCGCTTTATTCATCCGATGGCGAGAAGACATCTCGCCGTAGGGGCCGGGACTGGCTGTGAGACGCAGGCAAATCCTCTCCGACCGCTTTCCCGGTGACGTGAATTGGGCGGTGCTGAAGACCCCCGAGGAGATCGCCGAGGCTGCGACGGAAATCGTGGTCGAGAGCCTGCCCGTGGCGTCCTACCCCTGTCCGTACTGCGACAGGAAATTCGTGAACCAGGGCGGCGTGAACCTTCACGTCCGCCATTGCAAGGCAAAACCGAATGGCTAACACACTCCTAGATGTCAAGGCCCTGGTTGCCGACGACCTTGCGCGCGGTGACTTGACCACGCAGATCGCGACGGAGATCCAGAACGCGATCTACCGCTGGCAGACCGAGCGGTTCTATTTCAACGAACTCCGCACGATCACGTTCAACACCGTGGCGGCGCAGGAGTTCTATACGTCGGTTGACAACGCCTACATCCCCAACCTACTGGACATTGATTCGATCATCACCACGGCCAGCGGGTCAACGTATACTCTAACGCCTCGGTCCTATGCGTGGATGGAAGACATCTTCTCCACGTCCTCGATCACTGGTCAACCCACGGATTATGCCTACTACGGCCAGCAGATCAGGATGTATCCCACCCCCGATGCGGTCTATCCCTGCCGGATTTCGTCTCTCGTTCGCTTGGCTGACCTGTCAGGCGATACCGATTCCAATGCCTGGACCAAAGCTGCAGACGCGCAAGACCTGATCCGCTTCGAGGCGGAATACCGCATCTACATGGCGGTCATCCGTGACGAGGTGAAGGCCGGGTTGTCGATGAACATGCGCGATCAGGCGTTGGCCCGTCTGCGCGGAGAGACCGAGCGGCGTTTGGGCACGGGCAAGGCGGAACCCTCGCAATGGTGATGGTCAAGTTCGGCCCGTATTTCCCTGACCAACCAGACCTGGATAATCCCGGTCTGGTGGAGGCGCGCAACGTCGTGCCCTCGGATGGGTTTTATCGGCCGATGCGTGACTTCTCGCCGTATGCTGTTGCCCTCGCAGCTAGGTGTATCGGCGCGTTCACCGCGAAGGACACGTCGAACAACGTCAACATCTTTGCCGGCACGCAGAACGGCCTATACCGCCTGTCGGGCTCGGGTACGTCATGGGAGGATGTGTCGGATACGTCCGCCTCTGCTACCACGTATCAGTCGTTCTGCCAGTTCGGCTCCACCGTCATTGCAACGGGATTGAGCAACAATGTCAAAGCATACACCCTGGGCAGTTCTACAGACTTTGCCAATCTGGCCGGAAGCCCGCCTAAAGCCCAGTTCTGCGCTACGGTCCGCGACTTCGTTATGCTCGCCAAACTCGATTCTCTTCCCCAGCGTGTTCGCTGGTGCGCCTTTGACGATGCTACGGATTGGACTGTCGCCGCAGCTACGCAAGCGGATTACCAGGATCTTGTTGGCGACGGAGGCCCGATCACCGGGATTGTTGGAGGCGAATACGCGGTTATCTTCCAGGAGCGGGCGCTCTTTAGAGCTACATATGTTGGCCCTCCATATGTGTTTCAGTTCGACCGCATCGAACTCGCCCGGGGCACAAGGGCACCGGGGAGCATAGCCACCATCGGAACCTCGATCTTCTATCTGGCGGAAGACGGGTATTACATGTGGAACGGCGTGCAATCGACACCCATCGGACAGGGAAAGCTGGACCGGACGTTCCTGCAAGACCTGGACGACACCGAGATCGGCCGCATCTCCTCGGGCATCGACCCGGTAAACCGCCTATACTGCGTCGCCTATCCCGCTCAGGGTAACGTGGACGGCACGCCCAACCGGATGCTGCTCTACCACTGGCCGTCTGGAGGTTGGGCGATCATTGAGGTGATGGTGGAAATCCTGTTCGCCGGGGCCTCGTCGCTAGGGTACACCCTGGAAGACCTGGACAACATCTCCGGCTCCCTCGATGCACTCCCCGCTTCGCTCGATGATGCTCAATGGGCTGGCGGTGTCGTTCGGTTCGCTGGGTTCAACTCGGCCCACCGGCTCGGCTACTTCACGGGTAGCCAATTGGAAGCGACCTTCGAGACCGGGGAAGCCGAGTTGTTCCAGGGGCGCAGGGCGTTCGTGCGTCATGTTCGTCCCGCTATCCAGGGCGATTGCGATATTGCGGTTACCATCGGCACCCGTAACCGCCTGAACGACAGCGTGGTCTACGGGCCATCGTCGCCGCAGAACGACACGGGTGTTTGCCCCCAGCGTGCGAACGGACGATATATCCGGGCCAAGACGGTCATTGCGGCCGGTGGTGCCTGGGAGAAGGCGGTCGGACTGGATTTCGACGCCACGGCGGAAGGAGTCCGGTAATGGCCTTGCTCAACCCGTTTCGCATCGGCCAGGGGATGCTGAACCAGCCCCCGTATCCGTATGGCTCATTGGGCGCGGACAAGATGCCGTATTGGGATGGCAACCAGTTGCGGATTCCCAGCTTCACGCCCAAGCCCTGGGAGTTCATCACTCCTGACAGTGGCTCGCCGTCCGTCCCCTCTGCCGCCCAGATGGAACAGCCCACCTCGGGCATTCTTGGGGGCGTGTATGGCGGCGGTGATGGCGGTGCTGGAAACAGTGTCGGCGGCGGCCCGGCCCCCTCTGCTGCCCCTGACCAGCAGGGCGTCCCCGATGGATTTGGCCAGGCCCAGACCGGGATGCAGCCGGGTGGGTTTGGGGTGTCGAACCCATCCGGCCCCACAGCCCCGGCTCCTGGCATGGCCCCGGCGCAGGGCCTGGCGGTTGGCGAGGTTGACCCGCAGGGACCAAGCGGGGCAGCAAGCACCGGCAAGGGGACTACCGGCAAGAGCGAGCAGCAGGCAGCGAACCAGGCAGCGGCGGAGGCCGCTGCTGATGCGAAGGGGATCAGTAAAGCGGCAATGGACAAGGCCGTTCAGGAAAAAGGGCTGATTGACGCCTTCAAGGAGTCCATGCAACCAGGTTTCGTTGATATGAGTCCTACTCCTACACAGGCGGAGAATGCGCCAGGCGCAAAAAGCGATCGCGCAGACGATCTACCCGGGGTGTCGCCTAGTTTCGCGGATCATCCCAGTGTTACAGGCAAGGGGTCCACTGGTAGCGGTGGCACGGGTGAATCAGGTGTCGGCCCGGGTGGTGCTGGCGACCACCAGGGCGCGGATAACCCTGGGCAGGGGCCGGGTGGTATCGGCGGTGCCGGTGACGCCCCTTATCGCAAGGGCGGCTTCGTTGGGGACGACGGCGACAACAAGCTGGAGGCCCGCCGTGGCATCCTGCATGAGCGCGAGTTCGTCATCAATCCCGAGATGGCCAAGGCGCTCCAGAAGCACGCCCCGGGCCTGCTGCACAAGATGGACCGCGCCCAGAAGATGATGATGCGCCGATGACGGGTTTCCCGTTCCCCGGGCTCGATAGGCCCCCGCCGAACGGGGCAACGCCGCCTAATTCAGTCGGGGCATTGCTTGGCTGGGTGAAGGACTACTCGGCCTGGCTGAACGGCTTCCTGGCCTGGCTGGAGAGTGCGCGCATCCAGATCAACACGATGCGCCAGGGGAAGCTCAACTGCACCGGGGACGTAACCCTCGCGGTCTCGGCTACCTCCACGACACTGAACGATGCCCGGATCACGGCGCAGTCGTTCATTGACCTGATGCCCAAGACGGCGAATGCAGCGGCGGCCAAGTCCGTCACCTGGGTTTCCGCCCGGGACAACGGCTCAGCCACGATCTCCCACGCGGCGGACCTGTCGACCGATCGTTCGTACACGTATGTCATTATCGGATAGCACGACCCTCTACCTGGTGCGGCCGGAATCCCTCGACCAAGCCTGGCCCAAGATCGAGACACTGATCCAAGAGGTCTGCGAGGTATCCGGCCTCTGGTCGCCCCAGGACGTTAAGGTATTGATCGCCTCCGGTCGGTGGACGCTGTTTATCGCCATGGGCGAGGAGTGCGAGGCGGTCTGCTGCGGAGAGTTGGTTCAATACCCCCGAATGCGGGTATTCGCGGTCTACGTATGCCATGGCAAGAACCATGCCAAATGGCTGCACCATCTGGACCGGATCGAGGATTGGGCTGCCAGCCAAGGGTGCGACCGGATCGACCCTCTCTGTCGGGATGGCTGGGCCAAGGTATTAAAATCCCGGGGCTACACGACCACCCATCGCCTGCTCACTAAGTGTCTAATCGGCAACAGTGTTGCTCGAAAGACACAGTAGGGCTATACTCCCGGCTATCAATCCGGGAGGTGACCGTGCCTGGTGGCGGTGGCGGAAATTCAGTTCAGCCGGTCGGACAGCAAACGACGGTTCAGAAGTCGGAGCCTTGGGAGGGTCAGAAGCCCTACCTGAACGATACGTTTATTCGCGCCGAGCAGTTGGCGAATAAGCCCATTGAATACTATCCCGGCTCGACGGTAACCCCGTTCTCGAACCAGACCGAATCCGCCCTGCAGGCCACGGAAGACCGTGCGCGCAATGGATCGCCGATCCAGGACGCTGGCCGCCAGCAGATGTACAACACCATCAACGGCGACTTCCTGAACTCCAATCCCTACCTGGACGCGATGTACAACCGCGCCGCTCGCCCGGTGTCGGAGAACTTCCGCGATGCCGTGGCTCCTGGGATCCAGGGTGGAGCCGCGAAGGCCGGTCGATACGGGTCCGGTCTCTACCAGGACATGCAGAGCAAGGCGCAGGACAACCTTGGCCGCACTCTCGGGGAAATGGGCACGGACATCTACGGCCGGGCCTACGAGTCCGAGCGTGGCCGGATGAACGACGCCATCATGGCCGCCCCGCAGTACGCCCAGGCTGACTATAACGACATTGCCCAGCTCGCGAATGTCGGGTCGCAGCGGGAAGGCTTGGCGAACCAGTACCTACAGGACGCGATCCAGCGATGGAACTTCGCACAGAACGAACCCGCCAGCCGCCTGGGTAACTACGCCTCGATGATCCAGGGTAACTACGGTCGCACCGAAACCACCTCCCAGCCGATCTACCGCCAGCAGGGCCAGTCCACGCTTTCGCAGGTACTCCAGGGCGGCCTTAGCGGTGGGCTGCTCGCCAAGAGCTTTGGGTTGTTCTAATGGCAGGCTTGCTTGGAATCATGCCGGGTGAATGGGGCGACGACGCGGCCGGGTCGTCGCGCATGGGCTATGGCATCCTTGGCCTGCAGGGACTTGCCGGCCTGTTCGACAATCAGCGTGGCTACACCACGAACATTGCTGAAGCGACCATGCCGCGCCGCAATGCGTACATGGAGCAGCTTCCCGGCCAGATCATGGCGATCCAGCGGGAACAGCGTCAGCGTCAGCGTGACGAGCTGATGAACCGCATGTACGGCCGACAGATCCAGGAGCAGGACCGCAAGGCCGCAGCCCAGAAGCAATTCACCGATAGCCTGCCGCCGACGATGGACCCTGCCCAGCGGGCGTATGCGGGCATCAATCCCGACAAGGTGTATGAGAGTCAGTACGGCGGGGTTATGTCCGCTCCTGCCTTGGAGCAGAAGCGCATGCTTGACGAGCAGAAGCGCGCGGCCGACTTGGCGCAGTGGCGAGCGCAGCAGGTGCTCCCGCAGGAAGCGGTGGACCAGCGAGCGCAGATCCAGCAGGCCGGACAGGTACTCCCAGAAGCGGCCGTCCAGCAGCGCATCAGGATTGCAAACCAGTCGCGCGAGCCTCGTATGTTGTCGCCCGAGGAGGAGGCGCAGCAGATCAGGATGGCGGAGGCCCGCGCCAAGGCGACGGCCGTTGCCAAGGAACCGCCGCGTCTGGATACCACGGGCCGCAAGGAACTCGGCGAGCTGGGCGGAATCGCCAGCCGCTTCGATACGCTTAACGGCACGTTTAACGACAAGTTCGCCGGCTATGGCAGCGACGCCATCGGCGAGTTTGCCTTGGCGGCTGGGCGCAAGGCCCCTGGCGCTCCCGGTGCTGCATCGTCCGATGCGACGAACTGGTGGCAGTCCTACCAGGAGCACAAGAACCTGGTTCGCAATAAGCTGTTCGGGTCGGCGCTTACCGTGACGGAGCGTGACGAGTTCGACAAGGCGCAGATCACCCCCGGCATGTCCCCGAAGGTGGTGCGTGAGAACCTCGCCCGCCAGGATGCCGCATCAAAGAAGGCCGCGCAGAAGCTGGCGCAGTCGTATCTGGCGGACGGGTATCGCCCCGAGGCGGTCGAGTCGGCGCTTGGCTACAAATTGCAGGACCTGAAGCCAAAGTCCGATCTTCGCTCCAAGTACGGGCTTGAGTGATGGCAGACCTAGCCAAGGTAAAGCGCAACGTCGCGAAGATGGTGAGCATGAATGCGCCAGAGGGCGACATTGATGCTTACATCTCGTCCGAGGGCACGACGGTAGATGCCGTGAAGGCGTTTGGCCAAACCGAGGCAGACAAGCCGGTTGGTGGTCTGAAGGCGTTCGGCATGGGCGTTGTTCGTGGTATCCGCGACCCCATCGACGCAGGGGCGCAGATGCTCGCCCGTGGGATTGAGGCAGTCGCCCCTTCCTACAAGGGCCAGCGCGAAAAGACCGAAGCCGTTAACAAGGCGGCGGAACAGGATTACCAGCAGAACTGGCTGGAAGGTCGTGGAGAAGGCGGGGCTGCTCTTGGGGGCCGTATTGCCGGCAACGTCGGCGCAACGCTTCCCCTGACAATGGCCGTCCCAGGCGCGACTGCCGCAACGCTCGGCCCCCGGATTGCGTCTGGCGCCGGCGCTGGCGCGATTGCCGGCGGTCTTACTCCGCTCGATATGCAGGAAGGCGATTCCTTCGCGACGGAGAAGGCCAAGCAGATTGCGCTTGGTGCTGGTCTGGGCGGGGCAGGGTCGGCTGTTCTCAACGCCGCCAGCCGGGTGGCGAGCCCGGTATTGAGCAAGGCCGCGCAGGCGATGAAGGATGCGGGTGTCACGATGACGCCAGGCCAGGCTATCGGCGGCATGGCGGCCAACCTGGAAGAGAAGGCGGCCAGCATCCCCGTCGTGGGGAGTTTCATCAGCCGCGCCCGGGATCGTTCCACGGCGGACTTCAATCGCGCCACAATCAACAAGGCCCTTGCCCCCATCGGCGAGAAGATTGACGATGCGGTTGCGGCTGGGCATGAGGCCATCGTGTCGGCGTCACGCAAGGCTTCCCAGGCGTACCAGAAGGTTCTACCGGGCCTGACGGTCAATGCCGACGATGCCCTCCTGAACGATCTGGTCGCGATCAACCGCAATGCAGCCCTTGCTCCCGGAAATATCGGCGAGAAGGTGGCCGGTGCGATTGACGAGCATGTGATGGGCCGAATCGGGTCGGCCCAGACCATGACCGGCGAGGCGCTGAAGGAAGCGGAAAGCGAACTCGGCCGGCTCGCCCGGAAGTACATGACCAGCCAGACGGCCAGTGAACGGCATTTCGCCGAGTTCCTGACCCAGGCGCAGTCGTCCCTCCGTTCGGCGGTAGAGCGGTCTAACCCCGCCAAGGCAGCCGAGCTGCGCGCGGCCAACCAGGCGTGGGCCAACATGACCCGCATCTGGGAAGCGGGATACCGCGCCCGCAATGCGGACGGGGTGTTTACGCCAAAGCAGTTGATGGAAGGCGTGGTTGCGGCTGACCGCTACCTTGGCCGCAAGGGCATCGCTCAGGCACGCGGCAATATGCAGCAGTGGGCCGGCGACGCTAGCAAGGCTCTGGGGAACACCGTTCCAGACTCCGGGACGGCAGGGCGTGTGATGGCCGGCGCGATGGTTGCGTCTCCGCTGGGGTTGTATCAGATCGACCCGGTGGCTGGTGCTGGCCTTGCTGCGCTGACGCTTCCGTACACGCGGCTTGGGCAGCGCGCGGCTAATGCCCTGCTGACGAAGCGCCCTGCCGCTGCAGCGAAGGTGGGAGGCATCCTGGGGCAGTCGGCGCGAGTTGCTGCGCCGGCCGCCGCATACGGCATTCTCAACCGCTAGGCTTCTTCCAATCAATACTGCAGAGCAGCATGAGGCCCAGATAGACGATGGCGAACCAGAACGTAGACATCCGCAAACCCTAGCAGGTAGCAGGCACCAATGGCAACCGGACTAGGCTCCTACTCAACCACGCCGCTGACGAACGGCGCAGCGTCCTCGCAGATCAGCATGGTCGAGGGGATGCCGCCGTCTGCCGTGAACGATGGTATCCGACAGATAATGGCGGACGTGGCCCTTTGGTTGCGTGACGCCGGCTGGATTGAGTTCAAGGAATATACCTGGACCTATGCCTCGGCCACGTCGGTTACCGTCGCTGGCGTTGATGTAACTGCGTATTTCCCCGCAGGGCGTGCTGTCCGGGCGGTGGGTAATTCCACCGGGACGATCTACGGCAAGGTCCGGGCCTCCTCCTTCTCGACCAACACGACGATCAACTTCGAGTGGGATTCCGGGTCGCTCTCCAATGAGACCCTGGCGATTTCAGTCTCGGTTCTCTCAACCACCGGCCAGCCGGTATCGAGCGACTTCACCCGTGCCGTTAACATGTCGAAGGCGACGGATGTAACCGCCTCGTCCTCGATGAACGTTTGGAGTGTCCTGGGCAACTCGTTCAACATGCCCGGCACGGCGACGATCAGCGCCTTCAGTGATGCCCCCCGTCCGGGTGCGTGGAGGTTCTTCCGCAACACCGGCTCCAAGATTTTCGTCAACTCCGCCAACCTGATTCTCCCCACGGCGTCAGACTACACGGCCACGGTTGGGGAGATGGGGCTGATCTGGGCGGAGGGTACAGCGACCTTCGTTGTCAGCTTCTTCCGTGTTCCGAGCGACGCGGTTGTTCTGTCCCATGCCTATGCCGAGTATACCGGCGATGCGACCATTTCGGCGGTTATCCCCTTGGACGATACCGTCCCGCTAATCAGCGAGGGCGAGGAGATTCTTTCGCTGACCTTCGCGCCAACATCTGCCTCTAGCCGCATCCGCTTCCGGTTCCAGGGCTTGGCGTCCACGGTCCCGGCGGGTGCGGCGACGGCTGCGCTGTTCGTCAACTCGGATGTGAGCGCGATTGCCGTGACGGGCGTGTTCGTCCCGTCGGCAAACCAGACATACCCCCTTGTGTTGGAATACGAAGCGGCGGCTGTGTCGGCGACGGCCAAGGTTTATCACGTTCGCGTCGGGCCAGCAGCGGCAACGGTGCTGAACATGAACCGAGGGTCCGGCGCCAGGCTATATGGTGGTGTCGCGCGGGCAACCCTCACCATTGACGAGATCGACTGATGCCCCGCACTGAACTCACCGCTGATCTGACGCTGAACGTCCCCTACCCCGGGGATACGGGGGACGGCTCGCCTGGAAATCCCTATTCCATCCAGCCGGCCATCGATGATCTGTTTGCGAACTACGACCTGCGTGGGTTCGGGGTAACGATTAAACTCCAGGCGGGGATCAAGGGCAGTGCCACGCCCTATATTTTCTACCATGGCTTCCGCCAGTCGGGCCGGTTCGTCGGGCAGTCTGGGCAGGCGGTGCCCTTACTCAACATGCCGGGCGAGCCGCCGTTCGTCATTGGCGCGCATGGCCCGGTGAAGATCGTCGGCAGCCTCGACCCGACGCATCCCCACGGGGCGTTTATCTACCCCATGCCCGGCGAGGGGGCGTGCGTCTCTATCTCAGAATGTGCCTCGCTCACGCTGAAGGGCGTGGGCATGGACACCTCCCGCACGCGCCAGGACTGCATCGACGTATTCCACGGCAGCTTCCTCAACATCGAGGACGTGGTGTTCGGCCATGCCGGTCCTCAACCTGGAGGATTTGCCAACCACATTACCCTTGGGTTTGGCTCGTGGCTCTACGTCTCGGGCAAGGTCACGTTATCGGGCTCGGGTGACGCCTTCCTGCACGTCGCGGAAAACTCCGCCGCGTACTGGAACAACAACGGCGACCCGGGATACCTGATCCCCTTTGAACTACAGGGCGCTCCTGCTTTCCGCACGGCCTTCATGATTGCGAACGGCGCGGAGATCTACGCGACGAAGATCGCCTTCGGTGGAGTTGGCGCTGCTGGGCCTAAATTCTTTGCCCTGCGGAACGGGGTGATCGAGACCAACACGAACGGCGATGTGAACTACCTGCCCGGAAGCCAGCCCGGCTACCTGCAGAGCCAAGGTCAATACCTATGAGCGAAAACGTGGTCCGCGACCTGGGGCGACTGGACGCTGACGTGATGAACATCAAGTCGGACCTGGACGAACTCCGGTCCGACGTGAAGGCCATCCGCACCACCCTCGACCAAGCCAACGGCGGGTTCAAGATGCTGTTGGGGGCTTCTACATTGGCTGGCGCGATTGCAGGAAGCGTCGCCACGGCCCTTAGCAAGAAGATTGGCCTATGAGGCGTATCGCCGCGCTCCTGCTACTCCTCGCCTCTCCCGCCCTTGCCCACGGCGACGCCTGGTGGATTCAAGAGGGCGGCTATATCGACCGGAACGGCACGCACTGCTGCGGCCCCACGGATTGCGAAGTCGCCAAGCCGGGTGAACTAGCCCGCATTCCAGGCGGGTGGTTGCACGTTCCCACCCAGACCACCATCATGGACAACGAAGTCGGGACGTACATTTCGATTGACGCCCAGCTCTGGCGCTGCGTCCGGGGTGGGCAGTTAAAGTGCGTGTTCCCTGGAGCGGGGTTGTAATG